AGAGAGAGTTGTTTGCGTTGTCTCTCTAAGCGCTTAGAATTTTTGTTGTCATATTTTGTGTCGTCTCTCCGACTGTCATGACTAAGGGTATCGGTCGTAACCGGCCTCAGTCAACTCCGATTGATGGGATCGAACCACCATCTCTGGTTTTGGAGACCAGCGTCTTACCATTAGACGAAATCGAAAGGTGGAGGAGATCAATCCTCCAACCACATTGCTGTGGATTTCAGCCCGAGTTAGCGGGAACTATTTTGTCTTTGGTGTGTAAGCAACGCCGCGATACTTCAGCTTCAGCTCTTTCTGATGAGCTTGCTGCTCCCGTACACGGGCATCCAATTCGACTTGAGTCATGATAAGGACTGAAGTACCTACCCCCCGTTCCATGAGTAGGTGTCATGCGTTCCCGAAGGAATGAACGGACGACGTGCTTAACCGATAGTAGGAGCTACCAATGCCACAGGAGTGGTATCAGCAGCTGCCAAATCAAGAGGGAAGTTATGAGCATTACGCTCGTGCATTACTTCAAAGCCAAGGTTAGCTTTGTTGAGAATGTCTGCCCAGGTATTGATCACCTTACCCTCAGACGAGAGTAGGGATTGATTGAAGTTAAACCCATTCAGGTTAAACGCCATTGTAGAAACACCAAGAGCAGCAAACCATATACCCAGAACGGGCCAGGCAGCCAAGAAGAAATGAAGGCTACGGCTATTATTAAAAGATGCATACTGAAATATAAGCCTCCCAAAGTAGCCATGAGCTGCAACAATGTTGTAAGTCTCTTCTTCTTGGCCAAACTTGTACCCATAGTTTTGACTTTCCGTTTCAGTAGTCTCACGCACAAGCGAGGACGTAACAAGCGAACCATGCATAGCACTGAATAGCGACCCACCGAATACTCCAGCGACCCCAAGCATATGAAATGGGTGCATGAGAATGTTATGTTCGGCTTGGAATACCAGCATGTAGTTAAAGGTTCCCGAAATACCCAGAGGCATAGCATCGGAGAACGAACCTTGACCAAAAGGATAGACGAGGAAAACAGCGGACGCCGCTGCAACCGGAGCTGAGTATGCAACACAAATCCAAGGGCGCATCCCTAGTCGATAGCTAAGTTCCCACTCGCGTCCCATGTAAGCATAGACGCCAATGAGGAAGTGGAAGACCACGAGTTGGAACGGTCCCCCGTTGTAGAGCCATTCATCAAGTGAACTAGCTTCCCAAATTGGGTAGAAGTGTAGTCCGATGGCATTGCTGCTCGGAACGACGGCTCCCGATATGATGTTGTTTCCATAAAGAAGACTGCCTGCAACAGGCTCTCGGATGCCATCAATGTCAACCGGAGGTGCTGCAACAAAAGCAACGATAAAACAAATGGTGGCTGCAAGAAGACAAGGAATCATCAAGACTCCAAACCAGCCGAGATAAAGACGGTTGTTGGTCGAAGTGACCCAGTTACAAAAAGAGTCCCAAGGGTTAACTCGGGACTGTGGTGCTGCAAGTGTAGCAGTCATAATTGAAGTTAGTTAAGACGAGTTACTTTGACTTGTCCAACTCCAGAACCAGTGAGACCGATTGCATCAGCCGCACCTTTACTGAGATCTAGATTCCTTCCAGGAATGAAAGGACCACGATCTGTTACCCGAACAACGGCACACCGTTTGAAACATACACGTAGGCGTGTTCCAAATGGTAGTGTCTTGTGCGCTGTAGTAAGGGCGTGTTGATTATATCGTTCACCACTAGCAGTAAGGTTACCATGGAAGCCAGGACCATACCAACTAGCGATCACCGATAAAGTAGTTAGAACAGGAATCATAATAATAAAGCGAAGGACTTTAATATTGCTTACTTCTTTTTCTTTGCAGTCTTAGCAGCTTTCTTAAATTGAGCTGCAGTAGGTGCCCCACTGGCACCAGGTTTGCGCATACTTTCTCCACTACCTTTAGCGATACGCATTCGCTTGGCGTGGATGTTAGCGTAGAGTCCAGGCTTAGCCATTTAGCATTTCCATTTACGAAGAGCTAGTGCTTTGCGAGTAGGGCGACCCTTCTCATCTTTCATAGGTCCCTTTGCACCACCCATTCGGGCACAGAAGGAACGCTTACGTGGCCCTCCTTCAGGCTGTGGAGCCTTTAGGTTAGAGCCAGTAGCTTTGTTATATTTAGCACGACCAGCAGCCGTCAGGCCGCCAGTACGTGATTTATGTGTGCCGATCTTTAGGCTAACGGACTTACTTTTTCTTGCCGCCACCTTTAGATCCCTTCTTACCACAAGCCATTAGAATACTCCAGGAATTAGTTGACCAGTAACAACATAAGCGCCGATAGCTGCAATAACGCCAAGCATAGCCAGGCGACCATTGAGAAGCTCTGCTCGCTCATTGTGAGGTACGGTGTAATCTTTGTCAGTGTACATGGTGGGTTCTTTAGCGAATACGTTGTCAGTCATTAGATGTTAGATACAGCAAGTTTGTCAGCAATGTCCTGTCGATATGCAGGATCTTTGTCGTAGCGAGGATCACTCATAGCAGCAACCAACTCAGCTTGACTACGGAATACATCAGCAGTGTTACGAGGAGCACTACCTGTTAGCATCTCTCCGTCATAACCAATAGCATCTTGGTAACGTGCATTGAGAGCTTGTGCTGCAAAGAACATGGTAAGAGGATCACCCTTATCCATAGCAGCATCATACATAGCGATCTCATTTTCGGAGAGGTTCTGACCAGCCCATTGAATCATGTTCTGATATGAATCCATGCCACCAACTGATTCTTGGATCTGTTCTACATCCTCTTGAGTAGCTACTTCAGCTTGCTGTACTTCACCTTGTTTCTCAAGGAACATGTTAGCAACATCAATGGGATCCATCTTGCTAACTTCATCTACAATACTTTCATCCCACTCACCAGTACGGTAAGATTCCATGATAGTATCAAAGAGATCACCATCTACTTCAACCTCTTCTTCTTCTTCTTGCTCCTCAGGCTCTTCTGTTGCTTGCTCTGTAGGAGTTTCTTCAGTTGATTGCGAAGAGAGACGCTTCTGTAGTTCGAGGTAACCACGTTCTAATTCCTCTGCTGACTGATATTTACCAGCCAGTAGTTGTTGCTCCTGTTCAGCTAGTCGTTCACCGACTGCTAGGGAGTCAAGTTCTTCTGCAGAGAACTCACCTTCGACTTGTTCGGATGGATTAAGAGTAATTTCGTTTGCCATTTGCTGTGATAACGGTTAGATTGCCAAGACCAACAGTCTTGACGAAATCGGGGGAACGACCGATAGTAGGCTCACCAATCTTAGTACGTTTCATACTAGGAGCTGGTTCAGTAGTCTTAGTTTCTTCAGCCGAGGAGTCCACCTCCGGGGTTACCGGCTTCTTGCTGGATCGCTGCGGCTTGGTCGGGGTTTGTTTGTTCATTTTGTTGATTCATCAATTCTGGATTCTTAGATGGATCTAGCATCGGTGCCTTAGTAAGGTTACCTGCTTGCTTCACCAATTCCATCTCCTGTGCTTCTTGCATATCCTCTGCTTGCTCTTGCTCCACTTGACTCATAGACTTAACAAGGTTGAGTGCATCGATACCTTGTGCTGCAGCGAGACGCTTAACAGCTTCGTCAAGGTTGAGATAAGTACCAAGAGCATCAGGTCCCAATGTTTGGGAAATGATAGTAAAGAACTGACCTAAGCTCTCTCGATCTTGACCCCTACCCAATGCATTAATACCTGCAACAATGGTAGGACGTACAAGATCTTTAGGGATCTTAGGGATGTCGTTGTTCTTTTGAAGAACAGAAAGCTTACGATTGAGATAAGGTACAAGGAACTCAACAGTAAGGAGAGAGAATAGTCCTCCTAGTTGTTGTTCTAGTTCCATCTGTGTCATACGTACCTCTTCAGCTGTGGTGCGTTCACTGTTCCTTACATTAAGGATCAAGAATGCTTCACTGAGACGACGCTCTAACACACCAGCCATATCCATAGCTGTCTTAAAGTCAGCTGTCTTACCAACCTGCACAACTGAGATGTCATCAGGACGCCCCTGAATGATGGCTCCGTTCCCCGCAGAGGAGAGTGTCTGTGGTTTGGTAGTACTAGAGGGGGATACGGTAAAGACCACCTTAGCGGCCACTGCAGAGCCCTCTACGAGAGCTTGCATAAGAGCTTCAAGTGAACGGAGATCACCAAGGAACTCCTCCACTCTACCACGTCCAAAAGATTCACCGTCTACAACGTTAAACCTAAGGACTAACCAAGGGTTAGCATCCAATGGTGCCTTACCTTGTGAACCAGGAATGATCTTATCAAAGACTTCCTGATACCACACAAAGCGATTGTTCTCTCGCTTAACATGGGTGTAAACATCAACGTCTTCATCATTATCTGTACCATCCTCACCTGGAGGATTGGCTGGATACGTTGCTGTCAAAATAGGAGACAAGAGCTTACGACTAATGCGTTCTCTTGTTACGATTTCTAAGACCTCACCGTTACCATCTCTGTCTACGACATATCTGTTCAATGGATATAGCTTAAGCCCCTTAGGACCCATGTAGATCAACGCATTACCACCAACAACCAAATGTTTTAGTGCTTGGTGTACAGTAACGCGATCACTAGATGCTGCTATGATTTCCATGACAGACCTTTCCATCTTCGCAAAGGAGATGTCAAGATCTGATCGTGCTTCCGCAGGTAGATCAACACCGATCTTTGAATCATCAATCTGTAGCTTAAAGAAGCTGGTTTGAGGAGGTAGTAGAGCTAGCATCAATTTAGATGCCAGAGTGACTACCCCCTTTGCACCAACGCTTTGCCATGGTGTGATCAACCTTAGGTTTGTTGACCGACTAACATCATCATCTTGTTGGATGAGAGTAGGTAGTGTCAACTCAGAACACTGAACAGCTGTGTCTAGAAACGTGGAACGATACTTACTTAAATAATCGTATCTTGTTTTAGCTGTCATTATGCATTCCAGGATTTAAATGGAGATTTCTTTTGTGAGGCAAGACCTTGAGCACCTTTACCTGCCTTCCGTCTAGCGGACCTAGCTTTCCTGAATCCAGTAGCCCATGATGCAAGATCAAGACCACCGGCTCCACTTGAGAGGGAGGTGTCAACATCAGTGTCAACATCAGTGTCAACATCAGTGTCAACATTTTCACCAGCACCATCACCAATATCATTGGGATCAGTATATCCCAACCATGTCTCAGTGTTAGGATTTGCCAGTGGACCGGGACCATTTAAGTCGGGATCTCCGATTTCCATCCCATCATATGGTCCTACAATACTGTTAAATGTGTCTTTATTTTTTTTGCCATCTTTCTTACCACCTTTCTTGGGTCCAACACCCAGCCGTCCGCTTGGTCGGATAGTCATCCCACCAGGAACAAGTCCAGAGCCGGGAGTACCAGGACGTTGCTGACCTTGACGCATAGGACCAGCAGGTGTGCCTGCCATACCCCGTATTGCATCAGCAATCTTGCTACTACCAAGCTGATAAACACCAGCAGGAGTAGATTGTGCTTGCTTAATTATTTTGTTAGCAGCTTTAGATCCAATTGAAGGGGCTGTTTTGCCAGCTTTTTTACGTGATTGCTGCACAGAAGAAATCTTGTCAAGTGCCTTACTTGTACTTCCGCCAGATTTCTTGATAATCTTCTGCATCTCCTTGTTGGAGATATTCTTGCCGGCTTTTCTAATAGCTTTCTTGATTTTCTTAGCCATTGTTCTCTTCGTTGAGTTGATATTGAATCCACTCGACCACAGAACGTTGGCCGGAGCGGTACATAATTAATGAG